AACGGATTTACGCAAATGATGGACCGAATTGACGCCAAGAAGTGGCGTGGCAAGCAGCGGCACGACGAACGGCAAAAGAGCTTTTACGAGGATTGACAATCTGGTCTAGACCGTGTAATGGTCTAGACCATGAAAGAGCAATTCACCAACCAGCGTTTCAACGGCAGCACGCTCGAATTGTTGGGGCATGCCGACCGGATAATTGCTGAGTTCCAGCAGCAGGGGTTTACCCTCACGGTCCGCCAGCTCTACTACCAATTTGTTTCGCGCGGCCTGTTGAAAAATAATATTAAAGAGTACAAGCGGCTTGGCCGAACAATATCCGATGCGCGGCTCGCCGGGTTGCTCGATTGGGATGCCATCGAAGACCGCGTTCGCTACCTGCAGCAGATCCAGCATTGGGAGGACGCGCAGGACGCCCACAAGCACACGGTCAGCCGCTACGCCGAAAATCTGTGGCTCACGCAGGATTTTGCGCCGGAAGTGTGGGTGGAGAAAGATGCGCTGATTGGCGTGATCGAGCGCGCCTGCAACGAATTCCGCTGCCCATTCTTCGCCTGTCGCGGATTTGTTTCGCAGAGCGCTCAATACGAAGCGTCGAAGCGTTTCCAAAATGCTGTGGAGAACGGCAAGACGCCGCTGGTGTTCCATTTGGGCGACCACGATCCGAGCGGGATCCACATGACGGCCGACAACCGCACGCGCCTCGCGCTGCTGTCCCGGTTTGACGTGGAAGTGCGCCGGCTCGCGCTCAACATTGAACAGGTGGAACAGTACAACCCTCCACCCAATCCAGTCAAAGACAAGGATACGCGCACGTCGGGCTACAAGGGCCAATTTGGCGACACGTGTTGGGAGTTGGACGCGCTCAACCCCGTGGTCATCGATGCCTTGATCCGCGAGGCGCTTGCTGGCATTATCGACGACGGTCCGTGGGAGAAAGCCAAGAAACGCGAAGCCTCCAACCGCAAGATGCTGCAGACTATCGACGACCGGTGGGACGACGTGCATAAATTCCTGAAGCGGAAGCGCAAAAATGCTAATGCCCGTAGACGAGTGGGAACCGTACGACGATAATCCGCCCGACGAACCGGATTTGACCGATGACGGAGAGGACGAGTGACCCACCCAAAGATGACCGTTCGCCGAGTGCTGGACAACCATTACCGCGCAAATAGGTCGCCTGAAGTAGAATTGGCACTGCTGGATTTCCTCGATTTAACAACGCAAGAGCAGCAGGAATTTTTGCTCTGCTGTATGTTGGAGCTGACAGCCAATATACAGTACATCCGTCAACGCCTGGACATGGACAAATGAAGCTCCTGATCGTTGACCCCGGCGGCAACGGCCTTGACTACGCCATGCGGGCGCAGCGTGATGGCCACGACGTGCGCCTCGCCATCCGCCAGACGGAGAAAACCAAGCACATCGGGCGCGGCATCGTCCACGTGGTCGACGACTACCGCGGATGGGTGCGGTGGGCCGATCTGGTTTTCATGACCGACAACACGCACTACACCTACGACCTGGACCAGAAATGGAGGGCCGAAGGTGTCAAGGTTTTGGGCGCGAGCATCGCGGCTGCTGAGTGGGAACTTGATCGCACTGTCGGCATGGGCGTTTTCAAAAAGCACGGCATCGATGTGCCGGCGTTCAAGACATTCAACGATTACGAAAGCGCAATGAGTTACGTCAAGCGCGAGGGCAAGCGCTTCGTGTCCAAGCCATCCGGCGAAGCCGACAAGACCCTATCATACTGCTCCAAATCTCCCGTCGATATGCTTTACATGCTGCAGCGGTGGAAGAAACTCGGAAAATTAAAGGGGCCGTTTATTCTGCAGGAATTTATTGGCGGGACCGAAATGGCCGTGGGTGGCTGGTTCGGACCCGGCGGCTTCAATGCCGGGTGGTGCGAGAATTTCGAATTCAAGAAGCTCATGAACGACGACATGGGCGTGGCGACCGGCGAGCAAGGCACCGTGCTCCGCTACGTGCGCAGCTCCAAGCTCGCGCGCAAGGTGCTGGCGCCGCTGACCGACGCGTTGCTGAAGCTCGGCTACGTCGGCTACATTGACGTGAATTGCATTATCGACGACAATGGCAAGCCGTGGCCGCTTGAATTTACCATGCGACCGGGCTGGCCGACGTTCAACATTCAAATGGCGCTGCACCACGGCGACCACGTAAAATGGCTGCTGGACCTATGGAACGGGATCGACGCGAAGAATTGGGACATGGGGACCGTGGCGACTGGCGTGGTCGTCTCCATTCCCGACTATCCCTATTCGCACTTGACGAGGAAGGAAGTCGTGGGGGTCCCGCTGTATGGCCTCAAACCGGAGACGTGGGAGAACGTCCACGCGGGCGAATTGATGATGGGCGAAGCTCCGAACCAGCTCGGGGGTCAGATCGTCGACAAGGTGCCGATGGTGGTGACGGCGGGAGACTACGTGCTGGTGATGACCGGGACGGGCTCGACGGTGCAGGAAGCGACGACTTCGACATACCGCCGCTTAGCTCGGTTGATGATGCCCAACTCCCCAATGTGGCGTACGGATATCGGAGCGCGGCTGAAGAAGCAGCTGCCGGCGTTGCAGGCGCAGGGCTACGCGACGGGCTTGGACTACTCGACGCCTCCACAGCGCTTGAGCGCGTGACCGGCAAGGCGCTGGCCAAGGCTGACGAGATCCTAGAAGACGACTGGCGCGACACCAACGACCCGGACATGGCCGGCCCCTTGCTTCGGGCGCAGACTTCGGTTATAACGACGGTGCTGAGCACGCAGGCGAAGGTTGACGAGCATCGCTTGCGCCGCGTCCAGGCCGACCGCCTTCCGGATCTGCTGAAGCTGGTAGACCAGATCGCTTCCCGGATCCCGGCGCCTGAGCCCCTCAAGATCCCAACGATCGACATAGTACCAGAATGATGGTCTAGACCGGATTTTGGCCTAGACCACTTTGTTGGTTGTCGTTTGACTGTGCCACCATCGCGACGCTTTGCACGAGGCCCGACATGGCCGGATGCGCGGCGTTGGCCTCGATACATAAAATCTGTGCACCGGGAATATCGGTCCCGGCGCTGAGCGTCACGTTGCGGCTAGTGTCGAGAACCACGCCGTGGCTCAGCAGGAGTTGGAGCACGGACCGCGGGCTGATTTGTTTCTTCACGCACCAGTCGCGGAATGTCTGGCCGGCGATAAATACGCGGCCCGGCAATATCTCGTAGCGGATCGTCAGGCGATGGTGGGGCCGCATGATGGGCAGCATTTTGGCCTGACGCGGCTTCCACCGGTCCGGAACCGCAAGTGTTTCGGCAAAATGCTCATTGATGAAAGCGCCGAGCGTGCCAATGGCGCGATCGAGCGTCGGCACGTTGGAGACGGCGCCCTTGTGCTGCGCATTGCCAACCTCGTGCATCAACCACTGAATGATGCGGTCCGTATTGAAGTGGAGAATATCGAGCTTCTTGACCAGTGCCGACGCCACCGCAATGGCGCCAATCAGGCGGACGCGGAAGCGGAATTCAGTCCCGAGCCGTGTCTGGTCCCATATTTCGGCGGTCCACTTCTGCAGCGCTTCCTTGACCCACGCCAGCACGGTCGGATTTGTCAGGTAACGCAAATAGGCGTCGCCAGCGTGGCCGGCGTTGTCGTCGAGAACCTTTTTGAGCCGGTCGGCGCGCGCCTTGTCTACGGTCCAGACAGGGTTGGTGGCCAACTCAAATACCCTGAACGACGGGGCGTCTGTCCCTTCGCCCGACAGCACGTCTAGGAGCGAATTGTTTGCAGCGGATAATAGAACGGTTTGCCACGTAGCTTTGGTGTGCCTGATCCCACCTGATGGATCCCCGCGCATACGGTCGCGGCCCTCTGTGAACATGACGACGAAACGTTTGATGACTTCAGGATCGCGGTCGCGTAGTTCGTCATAGATGACGGGGAGGTTTCCAAGCACTCCGAGCGCAATGGGCTTACTGACGCGGGTGTCGTCGTTTGTAAGGTTAAGGCCATATTTTTCGCCCCATACTGTCCAGGCGCCTTGCAGCGCGGTTGATTTGCCCTTGCCACTTTCCTCCGTCGCCAGATGGAGGATGGCGCCGCCCTCGTTCGGCGCTTGGAATTTCATGAGCGGCGCTGCGAAGCTCGCGAGCACGGCCGTGCTGATTGCTTCCATATCGGCCGCAAACAGGCTGTCGGCCGCTTCGGTCCAGGCGAACAGCGAGCCATTGCGGCGCGGTCCTAGAAATTGGGTGCGGGCCGTGACTTCCTTGGCGCCAACCGCCGGCACCGGGCCAGCCGCCGTATATAATTTCTCGCCATATAGGAATTCATCGTCCTTCCAGCCAAACTGGTCGTAGCGTACTTGGGTTGGTTCATTGGTGTGGAAGTCGTCCACGGCATGCCTCACGTAATTCAGGAAAAGTTTGCTGTCGTGGGCTACGATGCCACGTCCAGCAAGAGCACTAACGCCTGTAGAAGAATGAACCATGCTAGCGTCGATAACAACATCTCGCCAACCGTCTTGCGGAAAGTATCGGCGGAATTTATAAGAAAACGCTCCGCGATCAAGCTCGCCGTGTTGAACCCCAGCAAGAAATACAGGATTTTCGCAGATAACGGTAGCATCGAAGTCGCCCCGATTGTTTTCGGTCAGGAAGACGAGTTGCCCCGTGGATGACCATCGAAATGGTTCTGGCAGCACGGGCAGTTGCACCACTTCTTCCGCCTGATCCCCAACGACCGGGGGAGGGGCGTCAAATAAATCGACTTCCTCGCCAGATCCCAGGACAATGGGAGAGTTAATTTTGCCGAAGAAACGGCAGCTGTTACATACGCTAGGGTTAATGTCATGGAATTTAGCGCAAGTCGTTGCGCCTGTGAGCGTTTGTGTCCGATCAAATTTGAATTGCGTTTCTTGCGCGCTGTAGCCGGGGAACTCTTTTGCACTCCACTCATGCGCCTTTACCTTTCCGTCTTCGCAGCGGGACAAAATGCCAAGTACAGCGTACCAATGCGGTTCGGAAATTGCGCCAGAATTTCGCAGCGCTGCGACCTGTCCGCATCGATCCGCAACAGGGTCGGCCCAAGCGGCGGCGTGAGCCGTGTAGCCAGCAATTCGGGATGCAATCGAATTATCTCGTGGAATATCTCTTGCTGGTGTGGCGCCGGCAACGCCTGAAAGCCATTCAAAACGACTGAGGGGTTCGCCCGGAACCAGCTCCCCGCATTCGACGGCATTGTTCATTCCGCCTTTTCGGTTGTGGGATCCCGGCGGTCGAAGGATCGAGGATGCGTCGGCGGTACGAGTGGGGTCGATTTGCAGTCCGTTGTCGCGGGCAAGGAGTTTGAGCGCTGCAGAAAGACGCAAAAACAATTCGGGTTCAATTGATTTATCAAGGGGGAAGTACACATGAATTCCGTTTCCGCTGGCCACAAAGAGCGGCGTCGGAAGATTAAATTTTTGTACAAAATTAACAACGGCTTCTGCAGCGGCCCGAGCGCTGGCGTATGGTTTTCCGGGGCCGGCGTCGATATCGAACCAAAATGATTTGACCCGTGCAATATTAGCGCGGCTGCGATACTCGCGCTTGCCAGTGCGAGGGTTAGACACACCGCGGGGATCTTTGAGACTTGCACACGCATGGTAGACGGTCCTTCCGGCGGCATCGTTTGCCAGCAAGACGTGCGCGAGCTGCTCGACCGTTTCACAAATGACCTGACGCGGCAGATCAACCCCGGGTTTCGGGTCTGGACTGTCGAAGAT